GATCTCATCACCATTGGAGTGGTGTGCAGGAAGTCTCTGGAAGTATTCATCAATGAACCCTTCTCTGGTTGAAATTTTGGGGGCAAGATCAAGGAGTCTGATCAGTTTTTTTGGATTGTTTGGATTGTAGGTCACAAGATTCTGATTGTGTAAGTGTCTGGAATGGTGTTGGGGGTTTTGGTTTGGTCTGTCATTGTTTGTCCTATGGACATGATCAGTGAGATGATTCCATCAATCTTGTCTCCTGATTTGTCTTTGTCTGGTTTGATATTGCCTGAAGGATCTGTCTTGAGAACTACATTCCCAAACATCCATCTGATCACTGGAACACAACCATGTTGGATCTTGCCTTCACTCATGAGTCTCTCAAGTTCTTTGGATGGTGTGGACATGCTCACAAAACCTTGACCATAGGGTTCCATCTTGATCCCATCAGAGGCAAGGTTGATCACACACTGACTGGAGTTGAATCTGTCAAATGCAATGGACTCAATGTTGAATCTGGAAGCCAAAGGATCAGGATCATGTTTGACTGATCCATCTTGGATGTGGTATCCAGTGACAAATCTTCTGATGCAGTCATAGTCAGTCACATTCCCTTCAGTCACAAATACATTGTCAAGGGATCCAAAGTCTTCATACATTCTTGATCCACTTGTCTGGAGACGTTTCTCAACTGCATCCTCTGGGATCCAGAACCATGATCTGGTGATGTATCCACCCTCATGAGGCCAGACCAATGTGAGTGCAGTGACATCTGAGACAGATGCAAGATCAAGTCCTCCCCAACATTTTTGCATTGGATCAGGTTCAATCTCTTTCTGTTTCCTGATCACAATCTCATCAGGGATCCAAGTGGCAGATGAGGACACCCATTGGTTCATGTGTTTGGTTCTGAAGTTGATCAACATTGAACCTCCATAGTTTTGGGACTGGACCAATTCCTTCTCAAGATATGTTGTTGGAAGAGTGACATCCAGAGATGGATTGGACTTGATCCACACTGAAGGATCTGTGAAGTCATCCTCTTCATCCAGAGTGTAGATCACTGCAAAGAGACTGTCATCTTGTGACTTGCCTTCCAAGACATCACATGAGTTCCTCATCATTTGGAAACATGGTCCTCCAATGTTGAACCCTGCAGTGGTGATGATTGCAATCAGGGGATTGGTTCTTGCTCCAGTGGCACTCTTCAGGACATTGAGAAGTGCTGCATCCTTGTGTGCATGGAACTCATCAAGGACTGCACAACTGACTGAGAGACCATCTGCACTCTTTGCATCAGAGGAGAGTGGTTCTGCTTTTGAATTGGTTGACTTGACTGTGAGATTGTTTCTGAGAACAGTGATCCTCTTTTTTAGAGAAGGAGATGACTTGACCATCCTTGTTGCCTCATCATGACAGATCCTTGCCTGATCACGTTTGGTTGCTGCAAAGACAACCTCTGCAGCTTGTTCATTGTCAAAGTCAAGGAGTGCCAGTCCGATCCCTGCAAGGAGTTGTGTCTTCCCATTCTTTCTCCCAACTTGACAATACAAAGTGGAGAACCTTCTGGACCCATCATCATGCTTCCATCCAAAGATGGATGCAACTGTGAACTTCTGCCAAGGCAAGAGAAGGAATTTCTGCCCTGCCCATTTGCCTTTGGTGTGGTGGAGGAACTGTTCAAAGAATTGAATGAACCTCTCTGCATCCTGATCATCAAACCAGAGTCCACGCTTGTGCCCATCCTTCTGATCCTTCTGATGTCTTTGACATGCAAGGATGATCCATTTGGATGCAGTGATCTTCCCACTGATCACATCATGTGAATACTGGTCCCAATCGTTCATCCAGTGACCACTCTTTTGAGTTGGTCGTATGGATCCACAAGGTCATTCTTGATGTTTGAGAATGACATGAGTTTCTCTCTGTCTGCAGGAGAGAGTCCCAGTTTTGAAGATAAGGTCAGAACATTCTTGACTGCTCTTTCAAATGCAGTGAAGGTGCCAGTGATGTTGGTTGCTCCTGAGTCAAACTCCTGCACCACATCATCCAGATCTTGGATCTCATCTGCAGCTTGGACCATGATGTCAATGTTCTTTGCAAGAACTGACAACAACATTGCATCCACTGGATACAAGACAGATGCATCATTGAGATGGTCCACTGTTAAGTCATAGAAGTATTGTGCATTCTCATTGAGTTTGATCACTGGATCAGGGAACTCAGATCTGTCAACCTGAGAGGCCTTTGGTGTGATGTCCCGATCTGATCGGAGTGTCCCTTGAATTGCTTTGAGTGATTTGCTTTTTTTCATTGTTTCATTGTTTGTCCCAGAAGTCTTCCCAATCAACCCCTCCTCCTGACTCTTCAAATTCTGTGATCTCATCCTCCAGATCATCAATCATGTTGTGGTTGACAAATTCCCAGATCAACTCTGTGATGTCTTGTCCTTTGTAGATGAAGCGAATCAGAGAAACTTGTGGGGATGATGAGGGTTGTCCTGATCCATCAGGATAGTATGTGATCTCTTCCTCTCCTGCTTCAAATTGATACTCCACCTCAATGGGTTCTGTGAGTGTTGTGTCCCATTCCCAGATCCTCATGACTCCCCCTTCAAATTGTTGACTTGAAAAACAGCTCTCTCCACAACGTTCCCTGTAAAATTATTTTTCAAATGCTTGGACCCCCTTCCCCCTCGCTCTGTATCCCCTGAATCTGTTGAGATTCCATGAGATTCCTTTCCACTTTTGGAGTTGTGACATGAGTCACACATTGGTTGGAGATTGGTGATGTCCCAGAAGTCTCCTCCTTGTCTCACTGGATTGATGTGGTCAACAACTCTGGCAGGTTTGATCCCACCAGAGTCTTGACATGAGCAGCACAAAGGAGATGACCTCAAGACAACCTCTCTGAGGGTTCTCCATCTCTTTGTTTTGTACCTCGGATCAAATACATGTGGAGACCTTCCATGAGACTTGTTGTGGTTGTCTGGTGAGGGTGTCACCCAAGGTCTTTGTGGAGATTTCCAGTTGATGCAAGGCATGGTGCAAATATCGTCTATTTTACACGTCTTGTTGCATGGTGTTAGAAGGTTTGGGGCAAATAGAGAGCAAATAGAGAGCAACTACTCTCTGAGGTATGCAACTACCCTCTTGGGCATAGTTATGGCCTCAATCGGTCTTCAAATCAACTCATGCCTTGTGTGTGTCATAGTCGGGCCAGTTTAGACTGGCCGACATAGGTGACAAGTAGATGTCAACGTCTGACGAGTTCAAAGTTCGGTGTCAACTACAATACAAACCAAGCAATCTGAGAAACTTGAGAGGAACTATTTTCAGAGGAGAGAGATTGCAGATCCTGACTTCACTCCTGCTTTGAAACTGATCTTGACAGAGAACTCCACCTGACCATCTCCATTCGGATCCAACCACTTGGGGTGCACATCAAATGGAAGAGAGACTGAAGGCAGGAACCCATCATTGACCAGAGAGACATCCTCTGGACTCTTGAAGATCATCTTGGTTTGAGGAGAGGTTGGAATGGGAGTGAGAGGTGGAGTGGACCTGATTGACTCCAAGATGTGTGTCAAGTCTTTTGGCTTCAGATCCTCTTCTCTCTTCAGTTGCTCAATGTAGTGATACCCTGCCAACTCATCAATGATCCCAACTTGCATCATGTGTTCAAAGTCTTGGATGCTATAGTTTGCATCACCTATTGTTGAAACCATGTTCTCCCTAATCTCCTCACTGGAGGTCTTTGAGACATCCTTCCACTTGTTTGGATCTGTTGGTTTGGGTGGTTCAGGAAAGTGTTCAGCATGTTCCTTTGACATCCGCTTCATGTCCTCATCTCTCACCCACATTTGATGCCAAGCCACTGCCAGACGATCAGGTTCTCCAGACACTGGGTCACACTCAAAGATCTGCTGCTCCATCGACCATTGCCACTCAAAGCAATTTGTTTCTGCATACATCTCCTCAAAGACATCCAGAAGAGGGAAGGAAGGGAACTCATAGGGGACACCTTCTTTGTTCTTGAATGCAAACATGTACTTGGATGCAACCTCCATGCTCAAGTCCTCTCTCCTTTCACTCAACCACTGACCATCTTGCAACCCATCAGACAATGGACCAACTGGTCTGTCATTGATCCTTTGCAATTCAAATTCTTGATACCTCTTGTTGTCTTTTTTTAATGCAGTGAGAACAGTCAGACCACACTTGAATGCATTGACAAAGTATTCAGTTTGTATTGAGTAGTTGTGCTTTTGCAGACTCTGTGTCACTTCATGAATGAATCTCTTTGTGACTGGTCTCCACTCCTTCCTGATCAAAGTTTTCTCCTCTGGATCTTTGATTTGCAGTTGGGCCTGAGTGACAAATTTGGAGTACACAACATTGTTCCAAGACTGTCTGGACATCCCAGTGGCCCCCTCAACACCTGCCCAAGACCAATTCAGTTCCTCCCTCATGTTTTGCAGGAGATTGATTGCCCAGAACTTCCTCATGTAGAAAGTCATCTCCCATCTCTCCTCCTTGCTCAACTTCCTTCCCTTGGGTTCTATGTTAGTGATCCACTTGATTGGGGCAGATAACTGCATCACGTGTGGATCATGATTGATTGCCCACATCCTCCTTTCTGCAACTGACTTGCCTTCTGTCTCTTCTTTTGCCATCGTTTCTGGTTCTCGTTATTTTTCCCAAAGATACATCTTTTGTTTAAGGATACAACTTTTGTTTGAGTTTCTACAAGTTACTTTTAACAAGAACGCAAGTAGATGTGTAAAAGTCGTTAATATCTCATCTAAGATTTGTATTGTTTAGCAAAATTAACACCATAGATTTGGCCCCCCACCTTGTTTCGATAATAACCGCAACAAGACTTGTAAATGAATACTAACGAAAAACAACACACAATGCAACCTCCCACATTTGATCCCATGCTAACTCCCAGAGATGTGGCAAAGATCCTCAAGGTCACAACTGCCACTGTCAGGAACATGATCAAAAGAGGGGATCTGGATGCCTTTCAGATAAAGAGTGGACGTGGTTCCTACAGAATACCACTGACATCTCTCACCAACTTAATGGGGACGAACGTCCGAACCCCTGCATCTTGCGAAACTCGGACAACACCAAATACCTCATCGACATGAGTATTCAACAATTCTCCCTATTCGGGGGCAGTTCTCCGTTCTCTTTTAGAACAAATTCAAATGGATCAACCCACATAAAGGTTGAAACCACATTCCAATGGCCTCAGACTGTCAACAAAAGAACAGTCTGGTGCAAAGAATATCCAGAAATCTCAACAGTCCCAGAGGCAGTTGCACTTGTAGTGAACAACGCTTCTGAGTGCACTGGAGAGCCAATGCACTGGAAGATGATTCAGTCCCAACTTAAGTCTATGTTTGACCTTAAGAAGTCCAAGGGTTCATGTACTGGAAACATGGCCAATGCAATCAAGCAAGGACTCATCTCTGAAGTAAAGCTGAGGGACTTTAATGATGGCCAGAAGGCAGGATGGAAGATGGTTGCATCTAACAAACTGGCAAAGCAGATGAATGTCTTCTGTGAGTACATCGTTGAGTGGGTTAATGAAGACAGACACGATCACACACAGACCGACATGTACTGCTTCATGATCAACTTTGGCAGAACCCTACAACAGAAGGGGACCAGACACTTTGACCTCTCGCAGGATGAAGACACTTCACTCCCATTTTAATGGGGGCCGTTACGATCAACCCAAGGAGTCCTTCTCCGCAAACAACTCTGGATGCTTTTGACAAGTACATGAGATCTGTTTGTTCTGCAACAGAATACACGAAGGAGGAACTCTGTGGGACAAGCAGGGAGAGTGAGTTGGTCTCACTTAGACATCTGTTGATGACAATTGCCAGATATGAATTTGGAATGAACACCAAGAGGATTGGCAAGATCTTCAACCGAGACCACTCTTCAGTGATCTATGGGACTAAGACATTCCAGAGACACTTCAAGAACAAACAATTAGGGTTCTTTCTTTCGGGCTGCCTCCACGCGGCTGAGAGAATCTATTTCGAACAGTGGGGGCACAAATTTGAAAACGTAGCAAAATAATGGCACACAATTCGAAAGTCACCATCAAGGTGAATGTTGAGAAGATCAACAAAGAGATCCTCTACAAAGGAAAGAAGGGAACGTACCTCACCCTCACCCTCGTCCCAACCCCTAACAACCAGTACGGTGATGACTACATGGTCACACAGTACATGGGCAAAGGAGTTGACGACATTATTCTTGGGAATGGCAGGGATCTAAACTTTGAGAATGCAGATGGATCCACTCCTGAGGCAGTAGAGTTGGAACCTTCCTCTGAAGATGGCCTCCCCTTCTAATGTAGAAGATGAACCAAATATCAGGACACACTGTGTCCAAATTCAACTCAGTTTGATAGGGGCCGTTGCACTATGGCAGTGGCCCCTTTTTTAGGCCCTAACAATTCATGATCCCACCCGAAACAAACCCAACCCCCAACCCTATATTCAGACCTGAACAGAGGTCCTTTGATGTCGATCTAACAAGGTCCAATGCAGTCAGAGGAGGTGTCTCAACTGGTTTTGAGAGGTTGGATGAATACCTAACAATCAAGAGGGGGTTCCCTCTCTTCGTTGCAGGAGCACCCCATCATGGCAAGACCCAGTTTGTGAAGCAACTTCTGGTGAATCTTTCCAAGCTGCATGGCTTCAAACATGCCATCTATTTAGGTGAGGAAGGATCCAT